ACTTCTTCTTCTTCTGCTTGGTTAGAGTTTACTTCTAAAAATGATTCAGGACGTAATGGTCAAACATCTCCGGCTACAGCTTCATTTGCAACAGTAGTTCTTACAGTAACTCCTACGACAGCTACGGCAACAACTTTGTATATGGACATGTTTCAACTAGCTGAATATCAAAACAGTTTAGAATTTGAAGATGCTCGTCGTGTAAGAGTTTTAGTTCAAGGAGAACGTGAAAATATTATTCCTAACCCTAGTTTTGAATGGGGTGTCGGAGGTTGGATTGCTTCACCAAATGGTTCTTTTGCTCAAGACCCAACTATCTATAACACAGCTGTTGTAGCGGGAAGTTGCGTAGGTGAACTTACAATTCAATCTGGGACAGGAGGTTGGATTTCATCTGATTGGTTCCCAGTAGAACCGGGTGAGAACTATACTTTTAGCGCTTACGCTTCTACTGAGTATCCAACTTTTGGTAGAGTAATTCCACGTATCGAGTTTTCTACAAAACAGGCTGCAGATGCACAAGCTGCAACTCTCTATGACGCTAATGGGTATTACTATGATAATAATCCATACTATACAGAAGGTTCTGCAGTAACTTTAGTTGCTAACTCTGTTCTTGATGGCAGTGGAAACCCTATTGTTGATACTTTGCAGCCTACAGGATCCGGGTCAAATTATTACCCAGCAGTTGGTGGATATCCTATTCAATACGTACCTGTTCAATCAAGAGTATCTGTATCTAGTGTAGCCCCTGTGTACTCTAAAGATGCAGGATTACCACTTGCTAAGGTATCTCTTTATTACCCAGACGCTACTGCGGGCCAAACCGTATGGACAGACGGGGTATTAGTTCAGGCAATAACTAGTGTTCAAGACTTTTTTAGTGGTAGTGGTGGGGCAAATGTTCAATCTACGGTTGCATTTAATCCAACAACAAATCATTTCTTTTCATTTGCGGATACTGTTTGGGAATATAAAAACATTTCTAACTATATTCAAAACTCATCGTTTGATACTACGGCTAATTGGACTACCTCTCCATCAACAGTTACGCTCACAAGCGATGCTGGTCCTGGAACATCTTCAGAGCGTGCAGTAAATGCTAATGGCACATACGCAAATAGTCTAACTTCTAGCACATACACTCCGTTATTTGGCACACGTATGGGTAAGGTAACACTACCTACTGTTACAGTTACTAGTATTACAAATACTGGTTCTACAGTTACTTATAGATATTCTGGTACTGCTCAAGTTTTTGCAGTAGGAAATACTGTAAATATTTGGGGCAACGTACCTACTGCATACAATCTTAATAACCAGACTATTACCGCTATTACTACTGTTACTGCTGGGTCTGTGTACTCATTTACAATTGCCAGTACAGCTACCGGAACGTATACTTCTGGTGGTACAGCTCAAGTTACTAGTGCATCTATAAGCACTACAGTTTATCTTCCTAGCCCAGCTATTGGCGGAGAAGACTTTGTAGTAGCTATGTCTATTAGAGCAGCTGAAGGAACTTATAGAGTGGGTACTTCAGGTAGTAGTACTGGAAGTTCCTATACTACATATACAGATGTAGAAGTTTATCAACATGATCAATATCAGTGGATTAGACTTTATGATATACGTCAATTAATTGCTGGGGAGACTTCATTTACTGCAACTATTACTTTAACAGCACCCCCATCTTTTTATCCTGGTGGACCTCCAGGCTACACAATTGCTACAACAAGTTTCTTTCATATTGATGCTGTTCAAGGCGAGTATGGACGTATTCCAAGTTACTATGTTGATCCTGTAGCTACTTCTACTACAACTATGGCTAACCCTGGTTACCCATCTGCAAATATGTATGTAGGTCAAATTCAAAGTACTGGTGCGGGTCGAAGTAGTTACTACAATAACTTTAATGCTAAATATTCTAGACTACTTAATAACTTACCTTTGATAATGCCTCAGGGTAGTTCTTATTGTGTTAAGCCTGGTTATCCAGCTCCAGCGTATCCAGATATTACTGAGTCTCTTATCCCATCAGCATCTTTTGAAAAAGATCTTGGATCTTGGGCCGGAAATAACTCTGTAATCTCTCGTGTTATTTCTAGAGGATCTTTGTTTGGTGAGTTCTTAACACACGGCATGGCCTACTGTCTTGTTACCTCATCGGGTACAGGAACAGCTACCCGTACATTTGGAATTAATACCGGCAAAATTACAATTGTACCTAACCAAGGTTACTATTGTTCTGTAGCTATTCGCCCTGCAAATTCTAATTCAACCGGATCTTACACCCTTCGAGTTGACTACTATGATGCTAACAATGCGGTCATTCCAGTATATACAGATTCTCTTAGCGGTGGCTACACTGTTAACTCTGTAAATTCTAACGGTGGCGCTAACACTTTGTCAACTGATGCGGCTAGAGCCAAGACGTTTACAATCACCCCTACAACTCGTTGGGCTTACTTGGCTAACACATTCTCAGCTGCTACCACAGTTGGTGCATCCTATGCAATTGTACGTGTCACATACACTCCAGCCACATATATTGCAGGTCAAGCCTTCCATATTGACAGAGCTGTCTTTAGACAGTAGTATAAATATATGGGCATAGTAATAATTTCGGGGTTAGCTACAGCCTGCATATTAACGGCTGTAGAGAGTTTACTCAAACCACTGGGTAAGTGGCGTGGACTATTAGCATTAATAGTTGCGCTTGTATTTTCTATTAACTTAAATACAAAGTGGCTATACCTTGGTGCCTATACGTTAGCAGCCACATTCGTGGGGCTTACATTGTCAATCATAGTGGAGCAACTATTCACAGTACCTAACGCTCGCCAAGAGCGTGGCTTGCCAAACAAGGTTGATAGGATGTAAGATAGTAATAGGAGGGTAATTATGTTACGACCAATTGTAAACCCAAAGCTATCACTAAGAGCTAGATCGCTCTTTTATTATTTTGTAGAGAAGGGCCGAGTCATATCGGCAGATGAACTACGCAGCAACGCAGAAGTCCTGGAAGGTCGGGACGCTATTCAGTCTGCCATAAATGAACTAAAAGATCTTAAGTATGTTAAGTCTGTCCGGGTGCAGAATAATGGGCAGTGGGTATCCAAACTCAAGTTCACAGAAGAGGCTAAAAAGCTAATTTTTACCGACAACGGGTTTTCAGGGCACCTATACATAGACAACTATATAGTTACTAGTGATATAACTACTAGTACTAATATAGTTAAAGATACTAACGTATCTTTAACTATAGGGGCTGCGCCCCTTAAGGAGGAAGCAGTGGTTTGGAAAGAAGAAGAAGACGAAGCGGTTGGCGCTGTAGGAAAGATCGAAGATCGTCAGGCTAAGTTGAACGCTAAGTACAAGAAGCCAGTCAAGGCTCAGCGAGATAGTCGTGACAGAATCAATACTCCAGAAGAACTCTGGTCTACTAACGATCTCGTTGCAGAGTTCTACGCTCTTGTAGAGGCTGCAGCTCCAGGAGTACCGTCCCAGGTTAACTCAAAGTATGTGGCTACTTGGATTAATAAGCAAGTCGGTGAAGGAACCACAAGGTTTGCAGTCCTAGAAGCCATGCGTATGTTCTTTGCAGATCCTCGCCTTACACACGATGCCGGAATTGGTAAGCCACTATGGCAACGTTTCTTTGCTTACTACCCAACAGTTCACGGAATTGTTACCAAGCCAAAGACTAAAGTTTATGAAGATGAAGAGTTCCAGTCACACCAAGAGAAGATGTTGAAGTTACTAGGAGGAGAATAGGTGTACAACCTACAGGATCTAGCACCTAGTGTTCGCAATCAAATTCTTAAAGCTAACCTTCCAATGAAAACCATTGGCAAAGAGTTCTCAGACCTTGAAGACTCTCCAGCCAAAGAAGTTTTGATTGAATGGGTTGAAAAGGTAAAAAATGGACAAGTCATTCAAACGCCCGGAAACCCACTTTGTGGCATGGGTGTAATGCTGGTGGGGGAACCAGGTCACGGAAAGACTACTCTCGCCTCTACGGCCCTGCAGAGCCTGATTAGGGGTATGTCAGAGCCCGGCTCTGCCAACTGGGGAGGCTTCATGGATTACCCAAAGCTTTTACGGCTCCAGAAGGCTCAATGGTCCGAACCAGATGATGTGGCTCAAGCCCTACTTGACAGCATCTATGGTGACTCCACTAGAATTAATAATATGAAGGTCTTTGTTTTAGATGACCTTGGTAAAGAACACAGGACTGCAACTGGCTGGGCAGAAAACCAGTTTGATGCGCTTCTGCGTTCTAGATTCAATGCAGGGCTTCCAACTATCGTAACTACAAATGTTCCTTTTAAGTCTTGGGGCAGCGTATATGGTAAACCAATGGGAAGCTTTGCACATGAAGCATTTATTCCGATAGCTGTATCTGCTCCTGGAGGGGACCGACGACGATGAAAGATGTGACTATGAGCGAATGGCAAGTTACCCAACTATTTTTATCAGACACGGGTCCACATGAGGTCTGGATTAATCTAGACTCTAAAAAGCTGAAATGTAACTGCGGAGGTTATGTCACACGCAGTGGCTGTAAGCATACCCGTTTTGTTTCAGAACGTATGAAAAATAATAATGGTGTGTACCCAGTAGAAATTTCAAACAAAGCTCCAGAATCAGAGGGCGCTATGGCCACAGTGGATCCAATTTTGTTTAGAGATTTCTTACTCCGTTACGGCAAGATCGAAGTCTTATAGTGCGTGGGGGCGATATATCAAATGAAGTCCCCCAACGAGTTCTAGTCTCACTTGACTGCATCATTGAAAAGAGTATAAGATTAAAGAAGGTACTAGGAATCCCTGTCCCGTCAGAAGAGATTAACTACAGCCGACTTTCATTGGCAATGTTCTGGAGATTTGCAGAGAAGTTTGGGTATGTCCTAGAGCTTGTTGGCTTTGGGTATTCTCAAAAAGAAATGGATGAGGTCTTAGAAGATCTAAACAATCTTGGTACTAACCCATTCAACTATGCACACGCTTATAACGTTGTTGCCGATCTAGTTGCAGAGCTGCCGTATAGGCCGGAAGTAAAAAATGTAGTTGATATATCTTCTCGTGGTTTGCGGTATGGACATTGGTATTTGGATATAGGGGGTTTAAATGGCAGCAGATAATGAAGAGCGGTTATTATCTAGAGTTGTACGTACTAGAGAAATAATTCCCGCACTTGAGGCTGGCGTAGAAGATGGTTGGTTCTTTGTAGATGAGAACAGAACTATGTGGAAGTTTATACGCACGCACTGGACACGGTACGGAGAAGTGCCCAGCGCAGTAACAGTCAAAGATAACTTTCCAACTTATCGTTTGCTTGCTGTAGAAGATTCTCTAGAGTATCTTGTTGATCAACTTGTAGAGTATCGTCGTAGGCAAAAAGCTATTGAAGTAGTTCAGAACGCTGCAGAGTTTATCTCTGCCGGAAATCATGATCAAGCAATTGCTGAGATGAGTCAAGGCGTTGCTACTATCTATGACGAGGGTTCAAATCAAAGCAACGACGTGGATCTCACTAAGGATCCAGAGAACCGTTTTCAAGAATACTTAGATCTAAAGAAC